AGCTGGCACAAACTGAGCAGAGGAAACGCCGGCGTTCATAGCCGTTGCGTTACCAATACCTACGTTTGAAACCGCAACCGTTTGGAAATAAGCAGCAGCCTGGTTTGTTAGTACGTTACTAACAAGGATTTTCTGAAGACCTAAAGACATTTGCTATCTCCTTACAGCGTGAGCGAGTTGTAGCCCGTCACCTTGGTCATTGCCTTAGGCTTGGTGTTCACCAACTCAGCGATGGTGAGAACCGCACCGACATAACCAATCTGCCAGTTAGGAAGGGTAGACTCGAAGCCCGTGAACACGAACTGGCCCTGCTCATGGATGTAGAGCGAGAGGTAGTTGGTGTTGAGGAGATAGAGCGTGCCTTCTGGGCAGTAAGGATCTGGGTAAATAGGAACGCCAGCAACCATGAGAGCGCGGAACGCAGCCTGTGGGCCGTTTGCATCGCCGTCGAAGCCGGAGCCTGGGGTGATGACATATTGTTCCTGACCAACATAGTCCTGAGCAAGAAGGGTCCAGGTGCCAAAGCCGCAGATGCCAAACGTGGGCACTTCTGCGCCGTACTTGACCGTGCCGGAAATGTACTGAAGGACGTTCTGACGGGTCGGGTTAACCGAACCAGCAGCGTAAACCTTCGAACGCCACCAGGGGTTTGTGGTCGAAGAGCGGGTGATATTGCCGTAGGTGGCAGTACCAGTACCGTCATCCACCGCAGCCGGGAGGCCGGTGAACTGCTGAGTGTTGGTGGTGTTGGTGTAGAGGGCCGTCGCCATCGCATCCATCATCACGTTGGTCGCATCGTTCATGCGAGCCTCAATGAGCGGGATGATGGCGTGGTCCTGCTGAACCGCACCTTCCATGCCGAGGAACGGCACGGGCGCAATCATCAGCTTGAGCGTAAACTCAGCGTTGTACGCGCCCTGCTGAACGGACGGCTGAGCAAACGAGCCGCTGTAGTCCGACCACTGAGCGTTAACAAACTGAGCACCCTGAACAGGAACGGTCACGGAGGACACACCGCCCGTAGCCGTCTGGCTATTAGCAATGAGCGCCGCCATGAGCGGTGTTGAGTTGTAGATTTGCACGACCATCTTGGGGATGAACGCGCGACGGGTAACGTAAGTCAGTTCTGTGAACTGGTTACTACCCGTAGTGGGGAGAATGCCGCCACCGATTGCCATAGTTTACCTCATCATTTCTAAAGTGACACTCGTCCCCATCACACCCTCAAAGACCAATTGGCCTTGGACTTTTGCGGATTTCGTTAAACGCTTCTGCCGCGACTTCACGCGCAGCCCTCACATGATTTCCGCCCATGAACCTTTTCAGGGTGCTTGCGGCGGCGTCGTCAATCACATTCCGGCTGAACAACTTTTGGGGCGTAGGCGTTGCCGCCTGGCGCATCCAGTTGTAGTAGTCTGCGGCAGACTCATGAGAGGTAATGCCTTTTTCCAGCATGATCTTCTCAATCTCCGCAATGTCTTCTTCCTTGACGCCCTTGCCGCGAACAAGCCTGTTGCGACGACGCTCCAATTCTTCCATTGCATCCCTCTCACGGAGCTTTCCTTCAAGCTGTTCCATGCGGGTCTGAGCAACTTCAAACCGAGACGACATGTCATCCTTAAGGTCAATCTCACCGATTGGCATGTTAGGACGCGCGGTCTTGGTCAAACGAAGAAATGTCTCGCGAGTGGCCGGGTTATCAGCCAGTTCGCGAGCAAGCGCTGCAAGTTCATCTCGCGCTTCAGGTGTCAGGTCTTCAAGCGATGCCATTTACGTCCCCTTTAGTATTAGATGACTTTTTTGCCGTCACCCGGCGGCTTAATGCCGTACTGGTTCTTGCTTCCAGTCTTGGAAGCGCCAGACAGTCCGCCCAAATGCGCATAACGCGGCGTATTGGTAATTGTGCCGTTCTGCTGCTGATCGGTAGTGGGATTGCGGGGCTTGGAAGCGCCGCGAGGCTTGAACACGTCCATTGTATTCTCCTTACATCGGTGACGGTGCGCCGCCAGGTGGCATACCCGGTGGCATTGCGGGGGGTCCACCTGCCGGGGCTCCGCCGGGAGGCATTGCGGGTGGCTGCGGACCCATGAGGCCAAGGTTCGGCGGGCCACCAGAAATCGCTCGCGATACCGGGGAACCACCGCCCGCCTGGGGCAAATTCTGAAGTAGCTGTAGGATTTCAGCGCTCTGAAGCTCGTTGGTCTTTGCCTTCTTGGGGCCAAGAACGGAAGAGAGCTTGGAAAGAGCAGCCATCAGGCTCTGACCCTCGGGGGTCTCAGAACCAATAGCGGGAAGAGATTGTTCAATTAGATCAAGGGCCATGCCCACATTGATCATTGCCGCTTCCCGTTGTCCCGACTTAGGTTCGGGCGTTGACATCGGGGAAGGCATGGGAGGAGGCGTCATAGCGGGACCAGCCCCAGGAGGCGGAGCGCCGTCCTGCTGGCTTTGCATCAGAGCCATAATATCCTGATCGGCCATGTGGTTCACCTCTATTCACAGACATCTGCTGTGAAACTTAAACAAATGTCAAGGGAGGGGTTTGTTTTAGTTCCGCCCCTCCTCGGAACGCTCTTTGGTCGCTATACGGGACTAACCCGTATGTTAGTTAGCGACGAGCCTTACGACCCTTGCGACGCATGTGCGCCTCCATATCTAGAGGGGGGGGGAAGGATGAGTAACGAGCGCCCGCTACTGCGGGAACCCGTTAGCGCTTGGACTTACGACCCTTGCGACGCATTCGCGCCTCCTAATGTTGGTGTGGGCGTCCCCGAAACTGGTTACTTCCGGCCCCTACGGGACCGCTTAACAGACTTGTACATCACGATCTCCTCATAGACCTATCGGGGCGCGTCGGCTGACGGCCCACCATATTTCTAACATTAGAGACCCGATATTGCATAGAGGCAGGCTTTTGAGTCATGGAAACATCGCGCCCCGTAGCGCGCGGCTGGTCCCCAGTTGTGACTTGACCTTGACTAGCCACCAGACTTTTTCCCCTGTTCGGGCGGAGGAGGCTGCATAGCCTTCATTTGTTCCGCCTTCTTCAGTTTCTCTTTGAGCATCTGTTTCATCGGTGGATCGAGCATATCAATCAAAGACTCCTTGTCAATAGCCTGAGCCTTAAACAGATTGAACGCAAGAGAGCGCATATCTTCCATGAAGATGGGGCTGTTCGAATGCGCGTCCACCTTGACGACGTACTGACGGGTAAATTGTTCAGCAATGAACTTTTTCCCTTCAATATCAGTGAGATGGGTTGCGTCGTAAGCTTGCATTAGCTTCATGTAGAGTGTCGCCAGCTTTTCCAGCGAGTTCTCAACAATGAGCGCCCGCTTTTTAGCGCGAGACGAACCAAGACGGGCAAGCTGAGAAGCGTGACCGGCAGAACGAACACCCTGTTCACCACGGCCCGACAGAACCTCGGAAATGCCGGAAGCTTCGGCAAACATGGCGTCGATTTCCCTGATTTGCTCATAGAGACTTTCAGGAAGGTCAGGCGCCAGCCGCTCGATCTTAGTATTGGGCATATCACTTGCCAGAAGGCCGCCAGCGCGGTTTAAGGCGAAGTTCTTCTCGTCCAAGATGCCGGTAAACCCTGTGAGGGCAGTTGGCGGGTTCACTTGCTTGGACAGCAGGTCCAGAATTTCGTTCATGCGCTTGTTACGCATGTCCTGAAGGAACATCAGGCGGGAAACCTCGGACTGGCCCCAATAGTAATCCGGCATGGGGTTTGGTGCGATCTGAATGAACGGGCTCTCTCCTTTCAGGAAGAGCTTTTCGTTCTCGCGGTCGTAGATGATCACATCTGGGTCGGCGCGCGTTACGATCTGGTAATCTTTGGTCTCATCGTTCCAGACGTACAGCTCAATCATTTCAATCGTGTCTTCTTCGACTTCCGGTTTCATCCGGTTTTGGCCGTAGAGATTGAGATTGACGTTGCCGTACATGGTCGGATCGACTTGGCTCAAAATAATCCGGTCTACGCCGTTGGGCGAATAAGCCTCAACATGCTGAGAGGTTGTCACTCGCTCAACAATGCTTTCGCGCTTGGGATGTTTGTAAAGCCGAGCAAACAGGTCGGATTTGGTTATGTAGTAGCTTTGAACAAACGCTTCCTGGCGATCCAGGTAAGGAATGTCCTCCCTCAGAACGCCAAAAGAACTGGGGTCAATGTAGTAGGGG